AACTGACTTTGTGCAGATACAAACAACCTTTTATTATCATCAAGATCATCGACAAGAACAGTTGCAGTTGCACCAGAATTTCTACCAGTGATTATCTCACCAACAGTAAACTTTGCTTCAGAGTCTTCTAGAACGACCTTTTCACCATCTTCATCTAATATGAAGTTTACTGAAGTCGTATCTTGAACTAGATAGTTATTAACTTCACTAACTGTTATTTCAGCACTTTCTAAAAACTGAAAGTAACTTCTAACAAATTGATTAAATACAGGATGGTCTGCCTGAATAAATTCTGGCAGTTGAGTTTGTATCAACGAAGATATTTTGTTTGTCAGCGTATTATCATCATACGACATTATTAGTATCCAGAACTAGACGAAGTAGTGGTAGGTGTATAAGAACTTGTTGTTGTGTATCCAACACCAGCAGATGCACCACCACCAGCAATTGTATCCTCTTGAGAAGCAACCGTTGTGTTTACGAAATCAATCTGTAGAATTTGATTTCTAACAGCAACGACATCAGTTGAATCTGGTGTGACAACAATTCTAATTTTATCTGAAGTCGCACCATCAACATTTGAGATGGATGAAATGTTAAGAGCGGTTATGACAACCCTACCATCAGTATAAGAAATAGCACCAGCAGTTTCATCTGCATATGTAACAGTTGTTCCATCTGTGTAGTAGAACATTCTAATGTTACCATTACCATCGTCATTCAAAAACATCTCATTATCGTTTCCAACAATCTTAAAACCTGTAGATGATAAAACACCACCGTCTGATGAGGCATGACCAGTGTGTGGATTATAGATTGCGTTATTAAATTCTAACTCATATTTTGTATTGACATTTAATGTTGGTGTGATATTCTGTGAAAGTTTTACCGTGGTAATATTTGATAAGATTGAATCATCAACATCATCAATTAATCCTGTAACTTGAGAGTGTCTAAAGATGCCGTTAAAGGTTTGTAGAGTACTGGCATCATAATTTTGCAAAGCATTCGTTACGTTTGTAACCAAAGTTTCTGAAGTCTTTGTTGTGCTTTTCTTGTTAAATTTAAAGTTCACTCCAAGACGAATAAACGTAGTGATTGGGTCTACGATGACAGGTGTAACAGATGCAATAGTGTAAGTGTTCTTCAAGTCATTCACAATAGTTTCTTTTGCAGATGCGGTGATTGACCCAGCAGTAGGAACGATTGAAATATATGTGCGACCATAAACAGCAGTTGAGTTATCTTCTCCACCCCACACCTGTACAGATTTTGCATTTGGATAAACCTTGGGCACGATTGCCTTATAATCTTCTGGTGTAACCGCACGACCTTGTGCAGCAAAGTCGAGAGGTGCATTTAGTTTAATAGACTGAATTGATTCTCTTTCTGAACCACCAGATGCAACATCCACGGTTGCAACAGTAATGTCAGTAATGGTAGAAATTGTTGCAGTTGTTCTAAAGTTGGTTGCACCGTTTGCTTTTGTTTTATTTGTAACAACATAAGAAAGAACAACCACGTTGTTGTCTGACACTGCACGACCAACAATCCCATCACCGAAGTACACCTCAAACCTACCATCACCACATTCTTGCAAGAAGTATACTTCCGAAGTTGAACCTACTTGTGTTATATCTGTTGCAAGAGTGTATGTTTTGAAATTAGATGATTCAGCAGAATCAAAAACTTGAACCTTTAGAGTTGTTGTATCTGCTCGGTCACTTGTAAGTTTAAACTTCTGGTCAACATTCTTTGTGTCAACCGTGTATCTGTTCTTTGTGTATGTTCCCTCATAAATTGGAATATTAGAAAAGGAAAGAACACCGTTTGTAACAGGTGTTGTGTATTCTGCTATTGTGACAAACTGATATGATACATCATCTATTGTCGCAGTGAAAACAGTTTCGGCAGGAATTGTTGCGGTAACAAGATTGCCGATATTATTAAGTGTTACGTTAATCGTACCAACAGGCGCTCTTGCAGAGTTTGGTGTGTATCCTAAAGTCTTTGCATGAGAAACAACTGACGCACGAACAGATGCGGTATCCAAAAACATTTCGTTTGCAGCCATATTGACATTCATTGCGAGATAGTGTGTATTATATGCAAGCACATCTAATAGTGCATTGATACCAGAACCTTCAAAATCGTAATCAGTAAAACTATCTTGATTACGCATAAAAGTTTTTAGATTTGTTTTGATATCATCAAAGTCTAAATCTGTTACTGTAAGTCTTTTGTCTGTGGTTGCCATCTTATCTAATTCTCTCTAGTGTAAACGATAAGTCTTGAAGTTCAGAAGGAGCATTGTTTATGTAAAACTCAACTGTCACTTGATATTCGTTTGTATCCATTCTTGGTATCACCTCAACACCAGCAAGTAATGCTCTTGGTTCAAAGTTGTTTATGACATCCTCTATTTTCCTTGAAAGAATATTCGCAGTGAACGGAGTCATGTTTTCAAAAAGTAAATCACGAATACCAGAACCAATCTCTGGATGAAAAGGTTTTTCAAAGTGACCATACTGAACTAAGTTTCGCACACTTCTCTTTACAGCAGCTGCACCAGTAAGTGGTGTTACATCTTTCCTAATTGGATGCTTAGTAAAGTTAAGATTCAAATCTTTATATATTTGTGTATCACGATTTGAATCGTTTACTCTTTCTGCATCTCTGTATGCGGATTGTACTGCCATCGTTTCTCTCTTTTGTATTATTTAGTATGTTTATGCAATCGCAGTGACCTTTAACATTGGACAAATAAATATGTCAGTTCCAGTTCCATCCCAATTATTTGTTGTGTGTAAACTTCCCTCAAAACTACTACTGTATTCTCTTGCTGTCCATGATAAAGTTTTTGCAGTTGTCCACGGGCCAATCCTTGCCTTTGGAATATCTACACTAGATGCATTCACTTCTATTGCAACAGATAGATTGTAAATTAATTGATGATTACTAGCACCAGCAGTTCTAAATGTTGACCTACTTGGTTCTAAATCATTTCCATCCCAAGTTGCCTTAAAGTGACATATGGGGTCACTATCTATAAAACGAATTTGAAATTGTGCTTCATATAATACTATCTTTGTTCCAGTGGGTGGAATATAATCTATGTCCAATCCAATACTTGTATGAGTAGTTGTTAGTGCTTGTGCAGCGGTAACATTCGATAGAGTATAACTACCAGAGTGACCAACAAGAGTTCTTCCATCTGCATGACCAGTAAGCATTTCTAAGACAGTACCAGACGGCCCAATACGAATACCATCATTGTGGTAAGTTCCAGTACCACCTAAGTGCGTAAAGTTCCCATCCATCTCATCATAGGAAAGTGCAGAACCTTTTGATGACCTCTTAGTTAGTGTCATGTCGTTTCTCCTGTATCACTAAAGTAAGTTCCCACATAACTCTTAAAACTGTTTGCCTCTCTGCCTGGATTAAATAGTAGGTAGTCGTTATCCAGATATGCAAAGAGTTCTTTCTCTGCTTCAGTCAACGGTTCTAGAAAAACAAAACATTGCGCTTCCAATGCAGCCTTTGCTGTTGGGTCAGTCTCCGCAGCAATCTGACCAAGTAGTGTTTCGTAATCTGGTTTTGACATTATCCGCCTGCTATTACGTTTGGTGAACCAGACGCAGATGCATTTGGCACCCAACTTCCATGTCCACCTGTTCCGTCACCTTGTCTATGAACACCAATACCATTTACAAACACTGTACCAGAACCACCAACTGCTGGGTCACCGCAACCAGTAGTATCCCCAATGCGTACAGTTGGAGAACCATTTGTCAATACGTTGGACGAACCAGATGCGTACGGCGTACTGTGAAAAGGACTTGGTGTAGGACTTGCGTGACCTATGTGACTGTCTTGACCTACTCTTGTTACTGGGGGCATATTGTTTCCTAGTTTAGATTAATTACACCAGCATCAATGTCTACTTCAGATGAAGCATCCAAGTCTAGTGTTCCTGTTATATTTGTTGTTTGATTTGCTTTGTAAGTTTCTGATACCGCACCTGTAACAACCTCTGTCTTATTACCATCGACTTGGATGTTCCAGTTACCTTTGATATATGTGTTGCAATTAGAATCTATTGTAAGGTTTACGTCACCTTTGACATTTACATATTCCGCACCAGCAACAATCTGATAATTGTTTCCTACGATACGAGTGACCTTGTTTCCATCTGCATCGACCTCATAGAAAGTTCCTGTACGATGCTTCTCATAGATACGTTCCGCAAAGGGTGTATCATCAAACTCAACAACGTGTCCACTCTCTGTTTCGTATGTGCGATTGTATGGGTATTCTGTGTTGCGTCTTTTGTAAGGAGCGGTTCTACTTTCTTTTGTTTCTGGATTACGACCAGATGCTTCTTTACCTCTGGTAGATTCATCCGTGGTCAGTGGTTCATTCCAAGTTGTTTCCGTATCATTTGCGACAGGAACTTCCTTAGTTTGTGCTTCATCTCTTGCAGCAATCTCTGGGTGAATATTATTTGCATCATTCTTTGCAAGTCTGGATACGTCACTGTCCGAAGTTCTTAGAGGATAAGGCCCGTAGTCTGGTTTGTACTTATACGCACCTTCACTTTGTTCTGCACTTTCACTACGAGGGTCATTAAAACCTGTATCGACTGTTGGTGTTTCAGATGGGATGCCTGGTAATGTTCCGATAACAACTGGTTCTTGCATGGTCAGTGCATCTCGCCAGAAACCGATAACCCAACTACCCTCAACGATAAACGGCATACCTTCACCTAAACCACCCATAGAAGAAGTGGTTGTCGGCATCATTACCCATGCCCAAGGAAGGTCTACTGTTGGAATTTTATTTGTATCATTTGTGTGGTATCCAACGCACCGCACACGAACTCGACCTAATTTTTCTGGGTCATCTCTATCTTCAACAACACCAGTAAACCAAATGAATCCATCTCTGCCTGTAAAGTTTTCCATATAGATATTTATACAGAAAAGGGGGAACGAATGTTCCCCCTTGATTGGCGCATCCTACAGGACTCGAACCTGTGACCTACGGTTTAGAAGACCGTTGCTCTAATCCAGCTGAGCTAAGGATGCATTGTTTAAATGTAGTTTCCCCAATAGTCATTCCAGACATTTGAGGCAACATACTGAATATCATTCGGTGACATTGCATCACCAATTTTTTCTTTCGCAATTGCAACGAACTCGTCAAAAGAATCTACGCAAAGGTCATTCTCATCCACCTTGTCATAGAACTGTTCTTCCAAGTCCATAATCCATGCTTTCACTTTACCCATTATCATTCTCCTTATATAAAATGTAACTACCTGTAAGAAACATGACTAACCCACCAAAGGCATAAGTCATCATTTCTCCAAAACTATTTGCATACTCCATGCACTTCCCATCGCAATCACCAGCAGAACCAGCGATTGCCATAAGACCAGCAAGAATTAAAAACACACCTACAAACTTTAACATTACGCAGCCTCCACAACTTCATAAGGTTTTTCAAACTTACCAACATTCAAGTGGACATAGTAAGCAGTGTCAAAGTAGTCAGTCATAATGTCACTGTTGTCATACCACTTCTTGTCACCAGCAGTCTTTGCAATCTTGACAATCTTGTCAAAGATAGCGGCATTCTCTTTACCGTAGAAGTCACCAGTGTGGTAAGTGTTAATCTGGTCATAACCATCGTTCTGACCAAGAGTACCTTTCTTGTACTCATGAGTATATCGGTCAAAGTATTCAAACTCTGCAAAAGCAGGGCCTTTCATGATTGCAATAGTAACACTAGAATGG